AGCAAAAATCATCCCAAAGTACTTCTCCTTCTTTTTCATTTCCTATTTTAAAAGGATAACATGTAAACTTAATCGTTAATTCTCCAATTAATCCATCTTCTTTAAAAGAATGTTCACTCGCTTGAGCTAAGAAATAATAGCCTCTTATAGCATCATCTCTTAAAATATCCTTTTCTGAACCTTTTAACCAATTTACTATCGCTATCTTTAAATAATTCATTTTTTCTTTGGAATAGTCCATTATATCAAATACATATGTTATAACTCTCTCCCCATATGGTACATCCCCATAAAGGGCGGTAAAATCATACTCACCTTGCATAAATGGAACACTATCTTTTACATAGTTAACAGTTGGTATACCAATTTCTTTAGATTTTATAGAAATTCCAAAATCTTTATATGAATGTTTATCTTTAAATAAAATTCCATATCCTATCATATATTTACACCTCTATTAGATAAGTTTACCCTTTCTCCTTGGATTAACTCTAAGAATGGTGCTGCTACTTGTGCTAAAACTTGGCCATTTGGCATAACTAAATCTATTTTAACTTGCTCAGGCATTTTTATTTGTTCATTTTGTTTTTCAGATATATTAATGCCATTACTTCCTATTGATATATTTCTCATTAATTCTGTTCCATTATTTATAGTATCTTTTATTTTTCCTAAAAGATTTATAGAAGATCCTACTGGTATATCTGCATTTTCATCTATACCTACGCCTATTCCTTCTACGATTCCCTTACCTATAATGTCCCTCATTACCTTTGAAGGTGAATTAATTTTAAATGAACTTTGGAATCCTTTTACAACTCCATTTGCAAATGAAGAAATTTTATTTTGTAACCAACCTCCTGCGCCAGTTATTCCACTCCATATTCCTTTAACAATATCTCTTCCTATGTTGGCCATTTTACTTGGAATAGATTTAAGGCCGTTAACAAGTTTATTTTTAAAATCATCTGCAGCCTTTTTACCTCTTTGTGAAAATTGTGTTGCAAAATTAATAGCTTTTTGTATTGTATTATTAAGCCATGTCCACACTCTGTTCGGTAAAGTCTTTATAAAATTTATAACATACTTTACAAAATTTGAACCTGTTTGTTTAGCTTTACTAAGCATCTGTGTTCCCCATGTAGTAACTCTAGTATATGTATTTGTAAGCCACGTCCATACTCGACTTGGTAAATTTCTGATAAAATTTATAAAATTCTTCACAAAGTTAATACCTGTTTGCTTAGCTTTATTAAGCATCTGTATTCCCCATGTAGTAACTCTAGTATATGTATTTGTAAGCCATGTCCATACTCGGCCTGGCAACTGACTAAACCAATTCCCTATTGATTCTATCCAAAGTGGTACATTTGTAGCAAAATAATTCCATGTATTTACTATCCAACTTGCTATCGTTCCAAGTGCTACTCCTAATGCATATCCTATTTTGGCAGGTAATTGATTAAACCAATTACCAATACTACTTATAAGATTTATTCCCCATTGTATAAAAGAATTATATGTATTAGTACACCAATTCAGTATACCTTGTAATACTTCTGATAATTTATCTAATATTACTTGACCTATTCCTAAAAATATTTCTTTTATGACATTCCATAAATCTGTAAGTATTTGTGTAGCATTATCTTTTAAATGTGTGAATAATCCTTTAATTCCTTCAAAGGCGCCTTGCCAATCACCTGTTAAAAGACTAATCATTATAGATATTGAATCACTTATATAGTCTACTATTAAACCAAACGAATCTTCTATAATTGCATATAAATCTATAAATGCATCTCCAAAATAGCCATTTATGCTGTATCCCCATTCAATCAATGGTTCAAGTAAGTTTCCTAAATCATTTGCAAAAATGTCCTTTAAAGCATTTGTACCATCTAATAGCAATTGCCTAATACTTACTATTATGTTTTTAAAATCACCTTTTAACTTTTCACCTAATTTTTTAGCATCTTGAGATAACTTATCAAAATTACCCGAAAATAAATCTTCAAGTAATGTTTTTACGCCACTTATTAAATCACTAAAAAAAGTTTTAAATGAACCAAAAATATTCATCAATGAATTAAACGCTGTTTGTACACTTATTGGAGCTTTTACTATTACATTAAGTATATTATCCCATAAATTAATGAAGAAGTTTCTAAATGCTTCACAATTATTCCAAAGATAAATTACTGCTGCAACTATAGCTACAATAATCGCTATAATTGGGTGCGCTGCTATTAATCCAAATAGACCACTAATTGCGCCTTTAATACTTCCAATAATACCTGTTATTCTAGCAAAATTCAGTCCCTTCAATCTTATATAGAGTCCTATTATATTGGATAAACCTGTTGCTATAGCTCCTATTAATATAAGTAAAGGTCCTATTGCTGCTATAACCACTCCTATAATAGCTATAGTTGTCTTTGTTCCACTACTAAGTCCATTAAATTTTTCTACTAATACTTGTACTACTGATACAATTTTCTTTATGGCAGGCAATAAAGCTTCACCTATACTTATCGCTGCACCTTCAAGTGCACTTTTTAATGATGTTATTTGACCATTTAAATTATCTTGCATTGTAGCAGCTACATCATTTAAAACTCCATCGCAGTCACCAAGTTCTGCTGATAAGCTATCCCACTCTTCTGATGCACCAGATAATAATGCATTTAATGTATCTAATTGTGTTTTACCACCAATCATAGCCAGGTATGTATCTCTTTGTTCATTTGTACATGTAGATAACTTTTGATTTAATTCATCAAATACAACTTTCAAGCCTTTAAATTTACCATCACTATCATATGCACTTATTCCTAACTTTTTCATAGCCACACCAGCTTGACCTGCTCCTGATGTTAAGTTGACCATTATTGAGTTGAGTGCATTACCAGCTTCACTACCTTTTTTACCTCTATTAGCTAAAACCCCTAAAGCAGTTGCACTTTCTTGTGTGCTTACTTTTAGGTTTTTCATAGTTCCACCGCATGCTATATAAGCTTCTAACATAGCATCAGCTGTTGTATTACTTTTTCTTTGTGCTTGTGCACAAATATCTAAATAACTTCCTAAGTCTTTTACTTTTATTCCTAATGCCGACATACTGTCAGTAACGAGGTCTGATGTTCTGGCCAAATCGGTACCTGCTGCCTCACTTAATCTTAATATCGGTTCAATTCCTCCGAGCATTTGCGAAGTATCCCATCCGGCGAGAGCCATGTCGAATGTTATTAACGTCAAGTTCTTTATCTTGACCTCTGGAGGTTTCCCTCATTTGAAATTATCTCATCAACTTGTTAATTCAAGTCCAGTCTAGGGTACGCTTTTATCACATGTATTCATTTCTCAGAATACATGGCTTACTGATAGGGGACACTCATGGGGAAATTATATTCTATATAGTATCTCAACTAAATAGTTTCATTCCCAACTCGTTACGATGCCTATAACATTTTAATATTATAGGTTATCTCGGCACCAGGACACTACACCCTCTTCCGATATTGCCCCCTCATATACCATAACCTACCTGTAAGCTTTCGTTATGGTCGCCACCAACTTTATTCCCAAGTGTATTAACAGAATAAAGTTCTTTTTTAGCTTAATGCATCTGCACTCTCTTTCGCACTTTTAGATGTACTTGCTCCCATTTCCTTTGCCTTTTGTTCTAAAGCTTTTAAATCATCTCCTGTTGCTCCACTTATTGCTTCTACATTACTCATAGATGATTCAAAATCTGCAGCAGTTTTTACACTTACTGCGCCTACTCCAGTTATTGCGGCTGTTACTGGCAGTAATGCTTGTCCTGCATTTGTACATTTACTTCCAAAATCGGCTAAGTTTTCTTTAGCTGAAATTAAGCTTGCATCTACAGTTGTTCCAAAATTTCTAGCTTCTCTTTCTAAACTTTCTAGCCTTTGCTCTGTTGCTGCTATTTCTCTTTGAAAATCTCTATATTGTTGTTCTGTAATCTCTCCTCGCTCAAATTGTGCTTGAACTTGTTGTTGTGCATTTTTTAGTGTGTCTAATTTTTCTTTTGTCCTTTGTATAGATTGTGAGAGAAGATCTTGCTTCTGTTTTATTAAAGTTACGTTTGAAGGGTCGTATTTTAAAAGTGTATTTACACCTTTTAATTCTTTTTGCAAACTTCTAGTTTGTGTATCTACATCCTTTAATGCATTACCTAATTTGGTAGTGTCTCCACCTATTTCAATAGTAATACCTTTTAATGCTCTTCCCATTATTCTCCTCCCTTCTTATATTTTTTTCTTAACTTATCACGTTCCGGCTTAGTTTGTTCAAGTCTATAAGCATTTTCTAAATACTCTCTTCCTTCTTTTGTCTTTTTACATGTACCGATAAATATATCTCTTCTCAAGATCAAATAATCTACAATATCAAGTTCTAAAACTTCATATATACTTAAATTTGTATTTATAGCAATTTCTCTTAACCAAAACGTATTATCTTCATAATTAAATCCCGCATCATCTTCATCTGACGGATAATACGGGAGCTTTAGTTTTTTTCATCTACTATATTACTCACAAACTCCATATAGGCCTCAAAGAATTGTATGATATCTTCAAAATCTAATAATTCCTCAACTTGAGCTTGTGTAATTTTTTTACCATTTTTATTTCTATTCAATATATCTGTACATGCTGAATACAAATCATTCATAGCTTCTTTATTTTCCTGTGTATCTTCTTTTATTAACTCTTCCATATTCAGTAATTTATCTAATATTTTTTTAGTTGGTGTCATTAAAAATAATTTAGTTTGATTTTCATCAGCTAATGTAACAGTTATTGTTTTTTTTCTTGTATTATTAAAATTAAATTGACTCATTTTTGCCTCCTAAAAAAAATAGAGCTTGCTTTAGTTAACTTTAGCAAACTCTATTTTTATTTTTATTGTTTTCCTTCTTCTTGTGTTTGTTGCCCTTCTTGTGTTTTGTCTATTTCTTCAATATACTGAATTAATGTTCCTTCTTTATCATGTGGTTTTGCCTTAAACTCTGCATCAATTACTGTTTCTTTATCTTTTGCAAAAGCAAGTGAAAATCCAGATTGATTATTTCCTACAATCATCACATATATATCGCCATCTTCAGCATCTTCATGTTTAAAGCATATTACATATGATTTTTTATCTTGATTTCCTACTCCACCAATTTTTACAGTTCGTTTACCATCTGCTTCTGTAACTCTACCTGTTGCACATAGCTTTTTCAATACATTTCCGTTAAATGTTAACACTCCTGTTTTTAGTGTTACTTCTTCCTCTGTCAATATAGTTTTTGTTACATACCCTAAATCATCTTTAGCTTCATAAAAAGTTGGTTTGTATTCTAATGTTGCTCCACCTTGAATATATCCTAATCTATTTTCTTCTACACATAAAGCATCTATATCTGGTATAGTATCTGTAAATTCTTTTGTAAAAACTTTACCACTACCTAACACAATTCTTTCCTTACCAGCCATTACTTTAATCCTCCTTAATTGTTTTGACTTTCTCTTTATACTTAAAACTAAATATAGTTAAATAAATTTGTTCCCCTTCTATAAAAGTCCTATCTTCTTTTTGGTATTCCATACCAATATTTCTTAAATTTTTTTCTATAATATTTTCATTTTTTTGTATAGATTCTATTTTTTCTCCATAAAGTTCAACTGTTACCTCATGATCACACAAAAATATTTTTAAATCAGCACCACCAAAGTTTTTTTCATCTTTATAAATAATATAATCAGATGGTGCTTTTTTAAATTTGGTTTCTTTATATGGTATATCTAGTCCATTAAAAACTTTATTTAGCATTTCTTATTACTCCTTCAATACCTCTTGTATATTGAGCTTCTATTACACTTAAATTAGATGCTATAAATCCAAATCCTGGAACAAATCCTCCATTTTTTGTTCTATGTCCTTTTTCTAACAGATGCGATAACCTATAGTCAGGGTCTTTTACATACCATTCCATTATAAAACTTGTATTTGTATTTTCAGATACTCTAGATGTTATTTGGTCCTTATAATGTTTATGCCTTTTTCCTACTGGTGCACTTTCTGAGGTATTTTGTACAAAATCCTTCATAGCTTTTTTAACTTCTGATTTTATACCTTTTATAATAAGGCTATTATAATTTTCCAATTGACCTTTTATAGCACTGTTTAACTCTTCTGCTCTTATAGTAGTACTCATTAATAACTTTCTCCTATTAATTTAATAGTTCTATGCTTTAGCATATAATCATCATATTCTGTTATGTTATATCTCTGATTATTATATACAATCCTATAATATTGAGTATTAAAGGCTATTTCACTTAAAGGTTTACAATATCTTATATCAAAAGTTAATATTTGCTTGGATCTATCGGCACCAGCACTTATATTTTCAGAATAATTATAAGTGTTAATTCTAGCATGAAGTGATATATATTTACTCCAGGTATCATCATTATCATTTAATTTTTCTATTGTAATAGGTTTGTCAAATACCATTTTAATTTCTCCTTGCTTCCATTTGCAGCTGTAATGCAAAATCATTAACTAATCGTCTTATATTATAACTAACTTTATCATGTAAATCATGATTGTCATAAAGATCCGAAATCACAACAAGGGCTAATTCTTTAGCCCTTGCATCTTCTCTGTCAAAACTTTTACCTATTGCACCTTTTAAAAAACTCTCTGCTACTTTTATAAGATTGTTTAATCTTCTATTTACCATATCATCGTCATAATCGATACCTAAATAGTCTTTTACTTCTTGTAACTCAAGCATTTTTAACTCCTAATTAATCATTAATTAATATATATCCGTTAACAAAAGCTTTTTCATCTTTTACTTTTACATCTTCTCTTTCTATTGCTCTAAATATAGTTAAATCTTCTTCGTATGCATTTAAATCTCCGATTTGTGCCACATCTGATACTTTTATATTCATTTTCTTTCTATCAAAGTATATTATACCTTCCCTTAAATCTCCGCAAATAAAAGGAACTTTTAATCCTTTTGCTTCGTAATAATTTGCAATATTTTCTGTAGATGCTGATGAAACTTCTTTATAAGTACCATCGCTTTCTTTTGTATAATAAGTTTTTTTACTTGTTACTGATGTATCTGATGTTTTTTCGTAATTTACTTTACTTTGCATATCTTCATTAGGATATACTTTTACTGGAATTATATTTGTTCCTGCACATAATTTTGCTTGCATAGGATTTGCTGGATCTGGTTGCAATAAATATTTTCCATCAGCATCTTTTAATGTATCTAGATATTGTAATCCATCATCATTAGTAACAAGTGTTGATGTTGGTTTAAATGCTTGTCCTAAAGTTACATTAAATGCTTTTTTAATATCATCAAGTCCCTCTAATTTAACCTCTTCTTTAGCTGCTATTACTGCTAATATTAATTGATTAGCTGTTACTCTTGATTCATCTCCTATCCATGTAACTATTACATCTGTAATATTTTGGTCTGAATCCTCTAACAGTTCATTCGTAACAGGAAAATACCCTGCAAATTTTTCTATTTCATAATTAAGTCTTGTAAATTGTGGTGTTGCTTTTTTACCTATTTTAGAACCTTCACCAACTTTTTTGAAACCAGTTTGTTGCGCTCTACTTTTGAATGTTCTAGAACCTTTATTTGTGCTTACAGGTTCTACTGTTACCAATTCTAAAAGAGATGCCTTTGATTCTCTATATGTATTTATTTTTGTTTGTATATCTTCTGGAACTGTATATCCTCCGTCAGCATTACTTCCTTCACTCATATCTTTAACCCTAAAGCCATTTCTTGCTGCTTCTGCAAACTGTTTTACTGCATCTTTTTCTTCATTTTGTTGTTGTTGTTTCTCTATTTCTTCTGCATCTGGAGTATTAGCTTCTTTAGTTTGTTCAAATATTCTTTTTTCTAATTCAAACTCTTTTTTTATTTCTTCTGCTTCATCCATTAATTTTGATGCTTTTTCAAGATCCTTATTTTCACCTTCCATATAACTTTTAGCTAATTCAATTTTTTCATCAAATTTTGCTAATAATTCTCTCATTCTTTTATTCATTTATTTCATCTCCTTTGTTTGTATTTAAAAATAAAAAAGAATCTGCCATTTTTACTTTTAAAAATAAATCAGATTCCTTTGTTTTATCCTCATTTGAATTTTTATTATCTATATGTGCTTGCTTTGTTGTCCCAGTATCTATATTCTCGATTGCACCATAGTTTTTCGTTGTTCCTGCTCTTGGTTGTGCTGGAACTGCAACTAAAGATAGTTCATAAGCTTCTTTTGCTCCATCTAGTGTAAAATAACATCTTTTTTTACCATCTTTTGTATCATATTCTCTTCCTGGCCAATGTGGGCAATATGTTTTTGCATTATCTGTTCCACAAATACTGCAATATGCATGTTTTGTTTTACACCCTGTTGATACCTCTTTTTTTATGCCAGCCTTTATTTCTGCTATTAATTCCTCATTTTTAGGAGTTTTTAGCATATATTGCTTGGTTATTAACTTTGTAAATGGTTCATTTGCTCCAGTCATTTTGCTTTCTGTTACTAATTCTGTATCAAATATTCTAGCAACTTGATTATCTGCACTTCTTCTATGATCCTTTATTACAGTTTTTCCTACATATAACTTTTGTAAGTCTTTAAGTGCATTTAAATTAAATGGTTCATTGTTTCTATCATCTAATTCATTATCTCCAACTATAGTTTTAAAAACAAATATATCTTCAGCTGTTACTGGTTCTAATGTAAATTTATTTATTTTTTTTAAATCTTCATCAGTAACGTTACATGATTCAACACTTGCTGATTTATAAATTACACCTTCATCTACTATTTTATTGTCATTCATCTTATTCACCTCCTGTTTCATTTTGATATTGTATGCCAGCTAAATTAACTGGTATTGCAGCACCATTTCCTAATAATTTATCTCCACCTTCTTTAGCTTCTAAATCTAAAAATGCTCTTGCTTCATTAGGTGTATAAATAAAATTACTAACTGCGGTACTAAGAGAATCTATTTGAGTTTTTAAATCTGCTCTTAAAATTACTGATACATTAAATTTAAAATATAATCCACTTTCTATTTCTTCTGGTGTTAGTAGTTTATAAGTTACCTCTTCCTCATATTGCTTTAATATATATAATAGTGTATCAACATAAAAACTTAATTGCTGTGCTTCCGCTGATGCATAACTAGATTTTGTATAATCCCCTATTTGTGATGGTTTTATTCCAAATGCTGATGCAATTTGTAATGCACTATATTGCTTTAACTCAAGAAATTGATTATCTGTAAACTTTACATTTAATGGTGTTAATGTTGCTCCAAGTGGCACAGGAATTAAATTTTTTATCCCTGCTTTTTCTAATTTTCCCGTTGCATAATCTTCTATACCAGCTAAAAAGGTTTTTACATTTTCATCTGATAAACTTCCTGTATATTGAACTACTGCTTTTGCTGTAAATCCATTCTCATAAAGTTTATTTTGTAAAGATTGTGCTTTTACATTACCTTGTATTGTATTTTTTAGCTGACTTCTAACAGGTATTCCTTTTACTCCATCTAGTGTATTACTTGTTTTAAAATGTAATATTTCTTCACTTGAAAATTTATAAAATTTCTTTCCAGCCGAATATAAATAATATATATCAGGTATTTCGCCTAATATAAGTGCATCATCATACCATACTTGCATTTTAGAATCATCTAGAGGCCATAATTGTGTATTTTTACCATATCCATCAATTAATGCATATGCATTTCCATTGTGATTTCGGTTAAACTCTATTGTTCCCCAAAATATAGTTCCATTCATAAATTTATTAGGTCTATCTTTTACAATATTATAAAGTGGGTGATCTCTCGCTGCTACAACTCCATTTTTATCATTTTTTCTATATAATTTTAATGGTAGCTTCCCAATACTTTCGGTTAAGGTCCTCATACATGCGTAATACGTTGCTTCGCTTAAATCTCTTTCATTTTTAGCATCAATCCCTAAAAAATCTAATAATTGTTGTAAATTTCTATCTGTATAGACACCTTTCCCAATAAAAGCATTATATGCATTTTTTATTCTAGATGTAAATTTCATTTTATCTCACCCCCTTTATTTTTTATTCCAACCCATTTTCTCTAAATATTTATCTAATTCAGACTTAACATCAACATGTTCTTTGTTTTTTCTGTTCTTAATTATAGCTGTATGTGCATCTATCATAGAATCCACTGGATCAATTCTTTTAAATTTTGCATGTGGTTCTTTATCCACCTTTTTTTCTCCAAATGAATTTTTAACAATCTTCGCATTTATAACACTCCATGTTAATAATTCATTTCTTTTGTCATATTTTACTTTTTTAGATTTTATAGAAAGTTGCATATCCTCAGTCGCATCATGTAAAAATTTTGCTGATTGAGTTACTATTAATACATCACAACCAAACTCCTCTAAATCAGCTAAAACTCCATCTGCATTATGATTGTCTATTCCTATACACTTGTATGTTAATTCGTATTTTTCTTGTAAATCTTTTAAATGTTTTATTATGAATTTATAATCGTTCTTATAATCCATAATTCCACCAGTTACAGTTATTAATCCTTTTTGCTCCCATAAATCATATGGTGCTATATCTGTTTCAATATGCTCTTCTAAACGCCCTCGTGGCATAAATGAGTGAGAATAAATATAATATTCTTCTTCATTATCTATAATATCTTCAAATTCAAGGCATAAGGTTGTTAAGTCTCCACCAGATGATAAATCTAACCCTACAAAACAACTCTTTCCCCTATAATCTTCTAGTGTTAAGTCTGTTTCACATGCTTTCCAATAATCAGGATTTATAAATAAATCATCTGTATTTTGCACCCACATATTTAAACACTTGGTTAAGAAGTCTCTTAAATCACTTCCACCCATATCCTTTGCAGTCTGTGCATCTATTTCCAGTTGTTCTATTCCTTCTTGTCTTGAACATAAAAAAGGATTTGCTTTTATCCAATTTTTTTTATCCCAAATGTCGTCATCTTCATCTAAACAGTATATGTCCACAAAAAAATCCTCTGCAGTTGCTAAACCTTTGAGGATTTTCACACAATAATCATCCATTTCTTTGCAAAATGAATTTAACTTATCTCCACGTGTAGTTATCATTGATACTAATGTTTCTGGTAGTGCACGTGTACCATTATATATAGCTTTATAAATTTTATTATCTTTATGTTGATGTATTTCATCTATAGAACTAAATATACTTCTAAATCCATCATCTAGGCCAGCTTCTCTAGATAATGCTTCTATAGTACAATTAGTATTTAATGCTGTTATTAAAGATTTATAATCTTGGACTTTGAATATTTCGGCCAAATCCTCATCTACATTAATGAATTTTGACATCTCTTCCCAAGCTAACCTTGATTGTCTTTTTTTTGTTGCTACTGTAAATAATTTCCCATAATTATAACCACTAAAAGCTGAAACATATGTCCCCATTATCCCATTTTCAAAAGTTTTTCCATTTTGTCTAGCAACGCTTTTATATCTACGTCTAAACCTTCTTTTATTATTTTTTGTCTTATACCATCCAAATGTAGTACCTAAATCAAATGCCTGCTCTTCTATAAGCTTAACAGGTTTGGGTTCTTCTCCTTCAGCAATTGTCAACGTTTCTGCATAAGAAATAATTCTATTTGCTTTTTCAGCATCATAATAATAAGGAAATTCTTCTGTATTTTGTTTTTTTAAATCATTTAAATGTCTTTGGCACGCCAATTTATGTAGTTTCCCAGCTACTACCTTTCCGCTAACAACTCTGTTAGCATGTTCTGTTGCTCTATCCCAAATAACTGCATCCATTATCTACCCTGAATTAAATTTATCAAATTTATTTTTCTTTGGTTCTGGTGCTTTTGGAACTACTAAACGGCATCTACTTGTTATAGTTAATCCTAGATCACTCGCTGCCATTCTGCATTGTTTAAAATATCTATCTTGTATTTTTGACACCTCATCTAACTTTTCAACTGCTTCAGCTAATTTCTTTTCATTTTTTATATCTATTTCTTGTAAACTGTTCAAATCATTTTCTTGTAACTTTCTACTTAAAGAAATATATATATCTAAAGCTATTATATATCTAGCTAATGCATCACAATCTAAATTAGACATAATATCTAACTCAATCAATTCTTTTGCTATTTTTTTAAATTTTGTTTTTTGTGATCTATTTAAATAAGATGGTGGTTTAATATTATCTTTTGCAGCTTTTACTTCTGATTCTCTTCTTTCCTCAATAACCTTTTTTGTAAGATGATGTGATTTTCCCTTTGCCAAAATCAAATCAACTGGTTCTTTATTTCTTGCCATTATTAACCACCTCCTTGAACTTTAAAATATCTACTCCTATGGAATTTAAAAACGGAGTTTTTTCTATAAAGACCTCCCCTTGTATCGTTATCCCCTAACTCATTTTGTAGAATTTTAACCACCCCCTGGGTCATTGATTTTAGAGTAACTTTATGCATTTTTATTGTGATTTTTTACCTCTTTTTATCTTTTTTCTTTATAAATTTACCATGTTTTTTATTATGACAACGTACACATAAACACTCTAAATTATTATAATCAAGTCGTCTTTCCCAGCCTTCATCGGTCTGTATTGGTACTATATGATGTACTTCTGTGGCTATAGCACCACACTCTTCACATCTATATTGTTTATCTTGTGTGTACTTCATGGATAACATTCTCCATTGCGAACTATTATAGAATCTAATATATTTGGGATCTCGTTTCTTATTGTAATTCTTTTGAGCCTTTTTATTAGCTTCCTCTTTTCTTTTCTCTCGTTGTTTATTAATTGCACTCTGACAATCATTACAATACACCAATGGATATGGTATAAACTTTCCACACTTCTTACAAACCTTTGTTAACATTATCAACTAACTCCCTTTTAAAGATATATTCTTTTATTTTATAATCCATAAACTGTATATCTTCTGGTGTTACTAAATACATTTTACCTCTATCATCTTCTACTAATCCTTTTGTCGTTCCATCTCTTTCAATAATCCATTTATGAAATAGTGCTTTTTCTTTTCGTATTAAACATGGTCTTAACTCTACTTCGATACTTATTACACTGTTTGCCATTATAATCCCTCCAATAAAAAAAGAACCTTAGTTAATATTACTAAAGGTTCTTTAACTTAATTATAAATACTTTGCATATTCTTCTTTTGTAAGTTTATATTTTTTATTACATTCCTTACATGTAATAATCCCTCCACCTTTTATAATTCCTATAATACCAAGAAGTACAAATACACATGTTAGAATTATAAATATAGGTAAACATATCCAACCTATAATAGGAATCCAAATCGAAGCGCAAATACCTAAGAAGCATATAATAGCACTTGCAAACTTCGATGATGCAGTTGAAGTTATACTTGCTTTTTTACCACACGAAGGACATTTTACTGTATTTGAGTTACTTTTAATTTCTTTCATATATATCACCTCTTATTTCAATTATATATGAATAAGAACTATTAGCCAATATTTATTTCAATTCTAACAATAAGCTTCTTAAGTTTTCTTTATATCCTTCATCTTTAACTATCCTAATTAGGCTTTCTATTTCCCAATCTTTCGGTGTGTTAGGTAGCTTTTTACGTACTGCTAAATCTATTAATGACTTAGCTTTACAGAATGTTCTTATATGTGTATGACCATCTCTAAACTTCTTTTTAGTATTATGAATTATATATCCCTTTTTTACTTTATATATTGTAAATTCCTTCCTTTGATATATCTTCTTAGCACCTTCACTTTTATCGAAGTTTGGTTTTTCACGCATCATTTCTTCTAGTTTCCAGTAACGTTCTGGAACTTCTATCGTAGCTGTAATAACCTCATTAATATCTTTATAAACTTTCCCACCTTTTTCAACTCCTTTAATAAAATAAAAAAGGACTACTTAAATTAAGTAATCCTTTTTCGTGTCATTTTCTGACACCTATCAAATCAGTGGTATTTTAAATGTTTTTTATTATTTATATAGTAACACAAGTTATGTACACTTTGTGTCTAATATTTGTCTAAATTTAATACATTTTTTGTACTAAATAACTTTTTTTATTTTTTCTATAGCTTCTACTCTTATTTTCTTGCAATTTGAAGTAGAATTTTCAAGCTTATCAGATATTTCTATCCAAGTTTTATCCTTAAAATATCTTAACTCTATAATCTCTTTTTCTAATCTATTTAATACTTCTAAAGCATTATCTATTATTTTTACTTCTTTTACAGCCTTTGATTTTTCTCCTAATAATCTATCATATTCTTCATCATGATAAAGTAACCATTGTTCTATCGGTGATGAATTAGTTGGACTTGTCATTACTCTATCATAGCTTATTCCTTCTTTTATGTATCCACCTCTTATATATTTATCTTCTATAGCTTCTAGTTCTATTGTTTTATTCTTGATAATAGCTTTATTATATGTATATTCATATAGCTTACGTTCTGCTTTTATATATGCACTATCTCTCATAACATCCCCCTAGACTTAATATTTTTATTCTTCTTCCTGTTCTTGCGCTTCCTCCTCAAATGCTAAAGGCCCTTCACCAAATAGTTGATAACAAGCTTCTTCATTTGGAAACATAAATTCACATCTACAACCTGTTTCTGAACATTGATAACCTTCATCTTCATCGAATTTTGAAAATCTACATCCCATTATTTTACCTCCAATAATTCTTGATCCTCATATATATTTCCAATTACATGATTGGCATCGGTTTCACTCCATAAATTTTTAGCTACCTTCTTTTTATCGTTTACTACACACCAGCAACCCTCTATCATTTTTACAATGCCTATAAACTTTGTATCTTCTAACCATTGCTCCATAAATTCTTTTTTGACTATATCTCCTTCATATATTTCTTTACCTTCATAGTCCTTTATATTTGTATATTGCATCAATACATAATTGTCATTTTGTATCACATTTTTAAAACTTTCTTCTGGACACTCTTCATTTCCAACAAAAATTCCATAATCATAAGTATCTTGAGCATTATAATACATCTTACCTATTTCTTTATCCCATGCTCTAAATTTAATTATTCTAGAAAAATTAATATTTGTTGCTTGTCTTCTCCATAAAAGCTTTTTATTTTTATCAAAAACTTTTATAATATCAAATCCTGTATTTCCATCAACGTCTGTTAAGTCCTCTTTATATGCACCATATTTTATTATTTCTAGTCCTTCTGTTACAAAATGCCCCTCAACGAATCTCATTTCACTTCCTGTTTTCACTTGTAAATACATTCCTGTTTTTAAATCTGATTTATTCATAATACTCCTCCTTATTACTTTTCTCTATATCTGCCATTGCACATTCAATAGCTTCTATTGGAGTTATTTTTTCATAGGTTTCCATATATATTTTTGCTAACTCTACTATTTCATCTATTTTACTTAACATATAAATCCCCCCTTTACAAATTTACTAAAACTGTATATACCTTGCTTGCTCCTCTACCTTTTTTACAAAATGTATATCCTTCTTGCTCTTGTATATATTCTGCTACTTCTGTTTTCTTTGGTAGCATACTGTAATATCTAATATAAGCTTCATTTATATCTTGATAATTAACATGTATATTATTTTCTACTAAGTAGTTATAGAACATTTCTATACTCTCAAAATCATCTGTTTTTGCTACTATATTTTTTATATTTCCTTTTTTATCTCGAAATGTTCTAATTTTGTGATTATCAAGAATTGAAGCATCAAAAGGGTATATCATCATCATCTATTGCTTGAAATCCGTTTGGATCTAATCCTTGTGTAGGTTCAAAATTTGAATTTTCATCTAAGTTACTTGGATTATTATCATTTTTTACATAATCTAAAGCTTGTACACTTCTTGTATTCACTTTAGTAAATGTTCTATTTTCTCCTGCTTGAGTTTGATATCTATCTACTCTTAAGCTTCCTTGGATTGCTATTAATCTACCTTTTGTTATATAATTTGCACAAAATTCAGCTGCTTTCCCTACAACTTCTATAGGTATGAAGTCTACTTCTCTAGTTCCATCTTTTTTAGTATAATCTCTATTTATTGCTAACGTAAATGTTGCAACTGCAGTTCCTGTCCCTGGTATATATCTTAGTTCTGGATCCTTTGTTAATCTCCCCACTAATACCACACTATTCATATTTGTTTCCCCCATCTATTCCATTCTTTTTTAAAATCTTCTTTTTTCTTTATAAATGTTTTATCTCCTTTACTACTAATATCTACACATCCAATCATTTTTACATCTATAGATAATATACAGTACCCTTTTTCTAATCCATAATTTCCACCATGTAGTATATATGTAATTTCACAAACAACTGCTGAACCTGTATATTCTCTATCCCATTCCTTTAAAATTAAAACGTCTCCTATTTGATAGTCTCTGTCGTATTTTCTTATTTCAAATTTTTTTCTACCTTCTATTACTGCTAAAAAATATTCAGGTAATATTTTTAATTCATGTATCATTATTTCACCTCCTAAACCTTTTCACAAATACAATTTTTAGGTGCTTTTAATATCCAATCATTCATAATTTTTTCTGCTTCGTCTTTGCTTTCTACTTTTATTTTTTGTACTCGTTTATCTTTTATCTCGTCCCATATCCATACTTCTTTATATTTTTCTATATATAATATAGTGCTATAAGCAGTATATTTATATTTCATTTTTAAATTTCCACCCCCTTCTTCTCAGCTTCTCTATATGTCTTTCTAAGCCTTCTGTCATATAATCCATAACTCCTAACCTATCAATAATGTTTACAACTACTTGTATTACATCATAGCTTTCCTCTATCACATTATCTATCAGTTCAAATTCATTTGTTTTATATTTAATTACAGCACCTAATAATTCTTCTGTTTCTTCTTTTAATTTTTCTAGTTCAATTTCGAATCCTATTTCTGATGTATCTAAAATAGGAAAATAAAATCCATGTTTTCCATTCTTAGATACACAATCTTTACACCAATGTATCCCTTCCTTTTCTATTTTATTGGTCTCATTATCAAATACTTTTATTCGCTTAATTTCATCTTTTCTCTCTATTTCTTTTCCACAACAATCACATACATATTTAATCATTTATATCCCCCTCTTTTCTTGCTTTTTCTAGATTTCCACTTCCATATATTGTATATACTTTCGTTCTTAGAGATTTTACTGTTCTATTAGGTATAAAACTTTGAATTGTTTTATAATCATAGCCTTTTTTTATTAATTTTTTTAGTATATTCATCTCTTCTTGGGTCCATCTTTGCGTATTTTTAATATTTTTTATCACTGGTCTGGTTTTTATGTTTAATCGATGCAATCTATTTCTTATAGAATCTTCACTTCTTTGCATTTTTTTTGCTACTTCTGTACAGTTATACTTATATTGACTAAGTAAAAATATTAACCTTTCATCTTCACTTTTAGTCCATAATCTCCTTCTATAAGGTCTATTTATTATATCTTTCTGTCTTTTAACTTCTACCCACTCTGGCTCTTTTCCCAATATGTATCGCTCTAATCTTGAAAAATCTAAAATTTCTTGGTTTTTTTCTGCCCATTTCCAAAATTCATCTATTCTTACTGCTTTAAAATTGCTATTATTGACTTTTTTATTTATTGTTGGTATTTCTCTATCTACCCATACCTTTACTGCTTGGCCACATACAGGATATCCTACTACTTTCATCAATTGATTAAGTGTTATATAATCCCCACTTTCTAAAAAAGCTCCTAGTTTTAACTTATCTCTTTTTGATAATACTGATCCTTCACTTCGATTTAAAGTTTTTGCTATTGTTTTTACACTTATTGTTCCCCAGTTATCTTTTAAATAAGTTGTTTCCTCTTGAGTCCAAACTCTACGCATATATTCATCCTCCCTTCTTAATCGATATCTAATAAGTACAATATTGCAGCTTCTTTACAGTCATGTTTTTTTATTTTCTTTTCACCTTTTTTATTGCATATACTCAAATATCCATCATTATTTTCTATATAAAACAATCCTCGTGGATATCCAGTATTAATCATGCCAATAAAATCGCCTGGTCTAATTTGTTTTAACTTTATCTTTTTTTCACTCACAATATAATTATTTATTATTTTGTAGTTTTCTATTTTTGTTAACTTACATCTAGATATATTTAATTTTTCGGATGCTACCTTTTTACTTTCAAATTCATATTTTTTATTAAGATCCATATCATATACATAAGTTTTTTTATTATGTGAATTATTTTTATTTTTCTTAAATATTGTTTCTAATTCTGTTTTTCCCCCTGATGCTCTAAGTTCTTTTATTTCCTTTATTCTTTTTTTAGCTTCTTGTTTATCTTGTAAGGTAGTAAAGTTTGGAATATCTTTACCACCTTCTAAAATTGTGTATGCAAGTGCTAAATAGTTATCATATAAAGGCTCTTTTTCCTCATAATACCAACTCATAAAATCACTCCCATTACTCATCGTATCTGTTAGCTATTTTCTTTTGTTTTCTCTTACTAATTTTCTTTTTAGTCCCAATCTTTTTATTTATCTCATGTGTTTTCTTATTAAATTGCAAATTTTTATAAAAGTCTTTTGTACTTTGAGATTGTTTTAAGTTATCAATATCTTCTTCTGTTTCAAATGCAAAAGGACAGTTAGGTTGACTTTCTAATCCTGGTACTAAGCTTTCTAAGAAGATATTGTATATATCACATTTATCACATGGCATCTTACAGTTATTACATCTAAATGTGATTGTTTCTGTTACAAGAGTTTTTATATCGTCGTCTGACATCTTTATACTGTTATATTCGTCAAATGTTCTTTTTTCTAAAGCTTTTGCTCCCTCTACTGACATTATTTTTACTTCAAAGTTTTTAGCATGTTTTACTAATTTATCTTTTTCATGCTCTGGCATTCTACTTACAATACTTACTAATGCATTATTAGTCATAGTTATACTTGTTTTTAGCTTTCTTTTTTCTTCTGATGTTAAATTATTTTTCCAAAGGTCCATAATGTTATCAAGATACATTGTTGTTGTCATTGCTAATAGCCAATTATCTCTTTCCTTTCTACTTAAATAATTTTTAGTCATTTAAAACACCCCCTAGCCTGGAAATTCAGATTCTAACATATTTTCTATTTCTAACCATATTCTTATTTGTTTTTTACATAATCTGTCTGTTACTTCTTCTGTATTATAAAAAATACATTTACCTTTACTTCCAATCGGACAAATTTTACATTGTCGATTTATCATTCTAAACATGAATTCTGACATATATATCGTGTCAAATGTTTTAATTTTATCTAAATTACTTATTTTTTTATTTTCCACTTCTATGTTTTCTAATGCTTCCTCAACATCTATTTGACCTTTTATATTTTCATTTTTAAATTCTTTTTTAAAGTCTTTAATATTTTGTACTTTTAGATCACCTATGTTGTCCTTTGTTTTCTCATATATTTCTTGTTGCTTTTCCTTGTCTATCCCAGCAATTTCGTTTGCAGTTGCAAAATTTATATTTCCTTCGTCTAATTCTTTTCTAAAGTCATTATGTAAATTATTATTTATATTTTCCATCTGGGCTACCTTTGTTTTACTGACACCTAGTATAGATGCAACTACATCCCTTAATCTTCCTTTACTTAGGTCATATCCTTTTAACTGTTTACCTTCTTGTTTCATCTTTTGAAGATTTGTTTTTAACTTAGCTTCTTCCTGTAGCATTTCATTAACTGTTTTCACTCTACTACTATTAGCAATTATAATTTCTATTTCTTCTTCCTCTTCTGATGCTTCTTTTTTAATTTGACAAGTTACATATTCATACTCTTTATGTCCCTTTTCATACAGGCTCTTTAAAGCTTCTAGTCTACGTTCCCCAGATATTAATTTATATTCTTTACCTTCTTTTGGTTCATAAACTACTACCAAGTTGGACATAAGTCCAACAAGGAGTATACTATTTGCTAATTCTTCTATATCAATGATTTGATAGAAATTTTTATCATTTCTATAAATGTTAAATATACTAATATCTTTTGTTCTAAAATTCGCTGAAGGCTTATCTTCTACTACATTTTTACTATTATTATTCAAACTATCTAAAATATTAAATGCCATTTATAAAACCTCCAATATTTCATCAGTTAAACTTTTATATTGCTTTGTAACTTTACTATTTTTACTTATATTTGGTAATGGTAAAAATGCTGCTGTTGATTTTTCTACAATTACACTTCTACTAATTATAGAGTCGAACATATCATGTTCATTTTTAAAAAACTCTTCTATCTGTTCAGTAGGTTTATTCTTTTGTTTCATTGTAAAAAGTCCTTTTACTTTTATATGTGAATTAAATCCCTCTAAATTTTTAATTTGTACTTTTAAATCATTAATTGCATCAGCTTCAAATCCACCTAATTTTATTGGTGCTATAAGAAGATCTGTCGCTATTAATATATTTAATACAGTCATATCTAACACTAAACCGCAATCACATATCACATAGTCGTAATCATGTAAAAACTCAGATTCCGTTATTTTTTTTAATACATTTTTCATTAATAAAACTTGTCCTGACTTTTCTGATATTGCTATCTTAATATTTGTATTCATAAGATATCCATTTGAAGGTATTATATCTAATCTACCTTCTGCATCATCTTTTTTAACTTTGTTATATACATTGTCTTTATGTATGCATCTCTTTATAACCTCTTCATTTATGTTATTGCTTAATTGTGCTTCTAATAAGCCAGATATACTGTCAGATTCTCCTGTATCTATTACATGATATAATTTAGATGCATTCCCTTGTTGGTCCCCATCTACAAGTAATACATTATATCCTTTATCTGCTAATATCCATGCAATACTCGTAGCTGTTATTGTTTTTCCTATTCCACCTTTTTCATTCATCACTGAAATTACTTTCATATGCATATCCTCCTGTTTTATTCTGTGTCAATTTCTGACACCATTTTAAAATCTACTTTTCCAGTAGTTCCATCCTCTTGCAAGTATCTATGCGCCTTTAAAAATTTCTCATAATCACTACTCATGTAAGCAGCTATTAAATTTATAGCTTCATCTGCACCATAACAAACAGTAGCTATATATTTTTGATGACTTAACTTCTTAATCCATTCTATTTGCTCTTTTGATACTTTACTTTGTTTATCTTTTTTTAATTCGATATATAGTCCGTGCATCCCCATTTTAGGAACTGCCACACATATATCTGGAACACCTTTTTTAAGTCCAGCCTTAACTAAGTTACTTCCTGTTTTTCGATTTCTATTACCTTCATTAGGAACATGATAAATTAATGAGTAATCCTTATCATAAGCCTCCATTGATTTACACCACTGCATAACTCTTATTTGTTCGGTTAATTCGCTCTTAGGCGCTAAATATTGCGTTTTTCTATATTTAGACATAATCTTCTCCTTTTCTATTGATTTATTTTTCAATTTTTACTCTTTATCAGTGTATAAGTAAAAAATTTATATCCTGTTTCATAATGAAATCCATTGTATATGCTATCTTTTTGTAGGTAATATTCATTTCTATATTTTTTAGGAATAGATACTTTTTCTTTAAAGAAATCATGTTTATTTATTATTTTTTTGATTATAAGAGGTTTCTTTAAATTTCTACTTGAACTCCAAGCTTTACCACTTAACTTTTTAGCTTCTTGTTTATGTTCTTTTGTGAATTTCAACAAATAAGCAGCTAGATCTTTATATTGTCCCGTATTATCAAGCATGTGTATATTTACTCTCCCTTTTTTCCAAATAGAAGTTAATATACCAGGATCTATTTTATTAATCACCATATGGAAATGTAATGCTCCTTTTTTTCCTCTTTCTGCTACATATATATATTTCAAATCAATATCATTCTTTTTACATACTCCTCTTAAACTTTTAAGGAATTGTCTCATATCATTTTTCATATCTTCAATAGTTGCTGGTCTTTCTTCTTTTTTATAATTAAGTACAACATGATAGTCATTTTCTTTAAAGTTAGTATTTATTAATCTTGTTAACTTCTTTTCTTGTCTTTTATAATTTATTCTCTCTTGAGCTTCTTTTGTATTCTCTATTGATTTACTTCTAATTGCATTTTTACATTTATACCTGTGAGAATAATATTTACTTATCTCGATTGTCTTACCAGCAATTACAGTTTCATGTATATATGGCATTTTCTATTCCCCCTATTACAATTAATTAATGAATAATTAATTTAGTAATGTCTAATAATAAAAAGAATAATATTTATTATTTTTTATTAATTAAAATATATATTAGGTTCTTAAGTTAATACTATTATCAAGCTTTCAAGCACCGACCAGTGCATTGGTATATCTTGATTATGTAGTTTTAAAATGTTATAATTTTTATATACTTATAGTTGCAGCTATAAGTTACATATGGCATTTTTTAACCAGATAATAAAAAATACCTGGTTAATTTTTTTGCCATTTTTTGATATAATGTTTTTATTTGTTATCAACAGAAGTTATTAACAAATTATGTATAACTTCTGTGCTTGTTTTTATCTAAGTTGTAATTTTACTTTCTTTCTATCTTTTTTATTGCGAAGTGAAATTACAACTTCTTTTTTATCTGTTATAATAACTATTTGGTTATCACTTATTTGTTTTACTTTCATCTTTTATCTTTTTCCCTTCCTTTTACTACTCGCAAATTATTGTTGAATATAATTTTTACAATAATCTAACCATACTAATACATCAATTTCATTGTCACTAGCTTCTCCTGCTTCGGCAACTTTATAGTTTTTATTGATTTCTTCTATGATTTCAGCCTTATATCTTATAAATTCACTTTCAGATATAACCCCTTTTACATCCAATGGATCTACTATATAGTTTCCGTTTTTTGATTCTTCACAAACTATATCAACTATATAATCTGATACTTTTTTTATATCTGGTTTAGATTCATCAGTTGTTATAACTTTATTGATTCTAATCCATGAACAAAAACCTTTCTTTCCAGCACCTTCGCAATCATGCCCATCAATAAATCTATCAAACTCTATACCTAAAACTGCTCCTACAAGGCTGTCATATTGATATGTTATAATTCTTCCTATATCACCATATCTAATATTTTTATTTGATACATTTTTTAGATTTATAACTTTAACTTGATCTCCTATATTCATTTTTTACACCTCTCTACACCAATAAGGTCTTACAAATATTACATTTGGATATGCTCCTTTAGCACCTGTAATTAATTCAGCGCCTTTACTATGTCTTACCTTTACTTTTTTCTTATCCATTTTTTTATACATGTCTATTTTGTGATATCGTTTTGCTGTGCAATAGTCTTGATATGCTTCATAAGAAAAAACATACTCTTTTCCTTTTTCGAAATTACGAACATAATCTTTATTTTTTATGTACTTTTTTAGGTTTATTTGAACAACTTCCATTTGACCCTCCATATCTAATTTTTTTATAATCTCTTTCAGTTATATAAAAATGAACTGAGTCATTATTTTCTATTAGATATATTGTGTTAGATCTTCCAGGACTCTTTACTACTTTTAAATATTTATTTTTATGTTCTATTTTGATTGTTGTTAATATTCCTGTTTTTTCTTTTATATACTTTTTATCTTTGTTTAGAATTTTTACTTTAACTGGTGTTCCATTAGGCATTGTTTTTAATACATCTGCCCATATTCTAATTTCAGCTTCCTTTTTTGTGTTTTGATTAGTCTTATTTTGATTAGTCTCTTGATTAGCATTCTTTTCTTCTTTTCTTGTTTCTAAAGCAAAAACCAATTGTTCTTTATTCATTTTGCTTCTTCCTTTGATACAAAATTCTTTTGCTTTCTGTCTTAATTCTTTAAATGTCAAATTCTCTAGGTATTTCATCATTATTTCCCCCTTGATTATTTAACTTTTGTTTTAATAAATTTAATTCAAACTTTGCACGACAGAGATTAAATTTACAATTTTTTACTCTATCTACACTAAATTGTTTTTCTTCCTCTTTTTTTAATTTTTTTTCACATTCTTCTACTTTTTTTAATGCTATTTTTATTTTTTTGTTCAATTCTTCATTTGTAATATGTTCTACCTGTTCTTGAAATGCCTTATAATAGTTTAATGTTGGTAATATATCCCTAAATGTTTCAAATTTTACATCTGTATTTATATATGTATGTAATTTTTCCTGTTTCTTAGTTGGTTTACTATTAATCTCCTTCTTGAGTTGTTCTGTAGTATATATCCCTATTTCATTCAGATATCTCCACATATCCCCAAATCTTTTAGATTCCTTTGTCCCCATATAAAAGTCCCCCTCTATAAGGCGAGAATTAATTCGCCTTATTTTTTTTGTTTGACTCTTCTTTTTCTTTTATTTCAAAAAGTAGGTCTTGCTTACCTGCCATATAACCTGCAATAAAAGATTTTTCATTTTCTGATAAATTTACAAATTTTTCAGCTATATTTGTTATTAATTCACGCTTTTTATTCTTCATTTTCTCACCTCTTTCGTTTGGGTTACCCTTATTTATCTATAATTATATATGGGTTATCCATTTTTTTCAACCTTTTTTTGTTTTTTTGTTGATTTTTTTTTGGGTTACCCTTATTATGGTAATAGGAGGTGTTTATTTTGAATATGGGAGAAAGAATTAGAAAGCTTAGAAAACACTTGAAACTGTCTCAGGCTGAGTTTGGCCAACAAATAGGATTAAAGCCTGCAAGTATAAGTGATTTGGAAACAGGTAGAACTTCAATAACTGAAAGAAATATTAAATTAATTTGTAATCAATTTAATGTGGATTATATTTGGCTTACATCTGGTAATGGAGATATGTTTATTCAAGATGATAATGAAGATTATCAAATGCTTATAGATAATATAATGTGTGGTGAAAATGAATTTCATAAAAATCTTTTTAAAACTTTTGCAAAGTTAGATGAAAATGAATTGAAAACTCTTGAAAAGATAATAGATAAATTTTTAGAAATAAAATCATCCGATAATTAAAATAATCCAGCTTAGCTGGATTATTTTTTTTTATATAAATACAATGTTAATTTATAAATTCTCTTTAATTTATTACTGTCTTTTATGTTTTTTAACATTCTTACAATAGCTTCTATATATTTATCATCGTTCACAGTTTAATCCCCCCTTTATCGAACGGATGTTTTTTAATTAACACTATTATAATCTAATTATTTACATTTTTCAATCAAAGACATTCTGTTTTAATTTTTATTTTAATAAGTTTTCATCAACAAAAGACATTTTTACCTATTTTACCTTTTTATAAGTCTTTTTATAAAATTTATGCACTTTTTACGACAATGTATTATTATTTCTTGTATTTACCTTTCACATTATATTTTACAAAATTTTTTTTATTTCTTATCTATTTTAAAACTCATTTTAAAAAAATAAATAAAATAATTCCTAATTTAAATTTTTTTGTTGAAATTTTAAATTTTTATGTTTATTATCTTACTAAATGTACAAACTATTATTAAGAGGTGATTAATTTTGATAAATATAGAAAAAGAAATAAAAAAAATTTTAATAGATGAAAATTTAAATGTTTCTAAATTGGCAAACTTACTTAATACAAGTAGTCAAAATTTAACTGCTAAACTAAAAAGAAATAATCTGAAATTAAATGATATACAAGAAATTGCAAATGCATTAGGGTATCATGTTGAAATATCATTCAAAAAAAATTAATTAGGAGGATTTTCTTATGAAAATAGCAATTTACTGTAGAGTTTCAACTCATCATCAAATAGATAAAGAATCTTTACCTTTCCAAGAACAGGATTTAAAAAATTATTGTAAATGTGTATTAGGTAGTAATAATTATGTTGTTTTTAAAGATCCTGGGTATTCTGGGAAAAATACAGAACGACCAGATTTTAAAAATATGTTTGAAAGAATAAGAAAAAATGAATTTACTCATTTACTTGTATGGAAAATAGATAGAATTTCTAGAAATTTATTAGATTTTTGTAGCATGTATAACGAGTTAAAACAATACAATTGCACATTTATATCTAAAAATGAGCAATTTGACACTTCTTCTGCAATGGGTGAAGCAATGCTAAAGATAATTCTTGTTTTTGCAGAACTCGAAAGAAACTTAACATCTGAAAGAGTATCTGCTATTATGATTAATCGTGCTCAAGAAGGTCGTTGGAATGGTGCTAATGTTCCTCTAGGGTATTATTGGGATGATTCTTCTGCTTTTCCATTAATAGATAATGCAGAATCAGAAATAATAAAGTCTATTTATAATATATATGAAAAAGAACAATCTGCTAATAGAGTTCTTAATTATTTAGTGGAAAATAATATTAAAACTAAACGTGGAGGTAATTGGACTACTAAAACCATCTGTGATGTTATAAGAAATCCTTTTTATATGGGAACATATAGATATAATTATCGTGAATCTGCAAGAGGTAAATTAAAAGATTCCAGTGAATGGATTATAAAAGAAAATAATCATCAGGCCATAATTTCTAAAAAGCAATGGCAAAAATGTAATGATATTATGGATGAAAATGCTCGAACTAATCACAGTAAAAATAGAAGATATAATCAAATTCATATTTTTAGAGGATTATTAAGATGTAATGTATGTGGTGGTAATATGTATGGTGCTAAAGATAGACCTAGAAAAGATGGATTTCGTCCATCAAGATATCGCTGTTCTAATTCTCATAAAGAAACTTGTAATACTAAAATAGTTACAGATGTAACTTTAGGTCCATTTGTTATTAATTATTTAATTAATTTTATAAATCTTATAAATAATAGTAAACAAATAAATAGTATAGATGACATTAAATCTTTTTTATTAAATGGTACTGATTTTAAAGATATTGATTTAACTGAAGATACTTTATTTAATATATATGTGTCTTTAAACATAAATAATAAGCTTATACCTTTACCAGATACAGAAAGTAAAGATATGAAAGTAAATAGTGAAGAAATAAAACTAACTAGAGAAATAAATAAATTTAAAAAAGCCTTAGAAAGATTAGATGATCTATATTATTTTGATGAAAAGGGTATTAGTGAAAAAGATTATTTAATAAAGAAAAAAGATTTTGAAAATAAATTAAATGATGCTAATAATAAATTAAAATCTATATCTGAAAATGAGCCTACAAATTTTTACGATTTTGATTTTTTAAGTTCAGCTTCTGAATTTTTATTACAAAATAATATAAAAAAACATATAGACTTTAAGATGTTTTACATGACTATAGATAATGAAAAAATATATAATTTTGTAAAATCATTAGTTAAAGAAATTTTTATAAATGAAGATGGTTCTATATATTCTATAACCTTTAAAAATGGTTTAGTACATTATTTTATTTACTAAATATAAATAAGACCGCCTAAATCTATTGATATTAGCGGTCTTTTATTTCATGTGTAGGTTGTTCATTTGACATCCAAATGTAACACAATGCACGCGTGGTTTTCTTCCTCTTTCTCTTTCGAAATGATAAGTATATTCTCTCATTTTATCTATATATCTTTCCTGTTCTCTTATTTTTTCCATAGGAACAGTTACTTGTTTTCTTTTTGACATTTATTATATCTCCTTTCAAATTAATGCAAAATTTATTATATCATAAATATTGAAAAATATATAAAAAAATATACATTATTATAAAAAATAAAGAAGTACATTAAAAATTATTTGTACTTCTTTATATCTACTATTATAATATTATTAGATAGTTTTATTGCTTCTTGGCCTTATTACTATCTGAAGCATTTACTGTTGCAGCAGTAGATGCTTCTTTTTTTATCTTAAAACATTGAATTTCTCTTACACTATTTCCTGTAAAAATCTTACCATGCCCTTTACCTTTTAAATTTATTAAAGCTTCATAATCTCCACTCAATACTTTAGATGCTTCTTTTGTATTTACTTTCAAGCATATCTTTGTATTTATATTCGCCTTTAGCTTGCCCGGCAAAACCTCTCTATATGGTGTTTGTGTAGTTAATATAATATTTATTTTTGCTGCTCTTCCTTTCGCTAATAATTCTCCTAACATCTTATAAATTGCCTTATCTTCTTTTGGATCAAACGATGCTAATTCTTCAATAACTAAAAAAATATGTTTAAATTTTAAGTTTTCATTTTTATTTAAGCTTAAATATCTTTTATTCATTTCATTTATTAACTTCTCTAATACTTCCTCTATTCCGTCTTTACCCTGACCATAATATTTAGCTTTATCTTTATATTTAAATAAATCAACCATTTTTGTGTCCTGAAGATATAATTCTACATTTTTTCTTTTAATTAAATTATTTATAATAACATCTAGGCATACACTCTTTCCACTTCCAGTAGCTCCACCAATTAGTAGATGGCACTGCGTAGGTGAATCAAATTTCCAATAAACTATTTTATTTGTATTTAGATCTATAGCTACAGGAACACCTTTTTTATTATCAAAATTATATTTTTCATAATCGTATACTAAAATTGGATTAAAAATACTTATCTCTATCATATTATTTTTATTTTCTATCCTTAAAGATACTTCCTTTATTTTTAAAAAAGCAGCTATTTCCGATTTATATTTTTTAAAGTCTTTTATACTTAATCCTATTGGTATCGTAAAATAAAATACTTCATTTTCAACTTTATTTTGTAATACTGGATATTCTTTACTTCTATTACACAAATCTAATTCATGCCAAAGTTTATCCCAGTCATATTTTTTCTTTAATAGTATATTTTCTATTGCTTTAGTAGCATCAAAAATGCTATCAATTAATAATTTAATCAATAAAATCACCTACTTTCTCTAGGTTTAAATTATCATATACCACTTTTATATCATTTAGTTTTTTATTTAAATTTTGATTGTTAACCACATAAAGCACCGGCATAACCTGCCAATTAGTATTTTCTATTACAACTTCTCTGAAATTATGGTATTTACTTAGGCAGTCATTCGGTGATATTTGTACCTCTAAAATTATTCTTTTTACTCTTCCATTCTTTTTAATTTTTATCAAAGCATCAGGTATTATATTTCCAATTTTACAAGATCTTTCAAATTCAATTATCTCATAGCCTTCTTGTATAAACTTTACAATAACATCAGTTACAATCAAGTCATGCTTTACTATTTTCTTTCCTGGCTTTCTATCCATATAGTACACATATGCATTTCTTCTTTTATTTTTATCAAGATTATAAGTATCTCGTCTTATATAATCTGCATCGGATAAATATTTCAAACGTCTCATTGCTACATTTTGGTGAACATCTTTAAAAAACATTTGTTGGACCTGTTCACGTGTGCATACTCTTACTAATGATACAAATTCTAAAACTTTCATATCTCTATCTTCCATATTTATTCCCCCTAAATTAATTTATAGTAAAGTATATGCTCCAATGCTTTAAATATGTTAATAAATATTTGATTTATTATGTTTCATATATTTAGTGAAGTATTTAAATCAACTTTTTCAAGCTTCACACATCATTTTATAGTTATTTCAATAGCTACTACTTGTACAAAGTTACAGTTTAAATATAAGGATAAAAATAAAATACTTTAATATTATTTTTATATTATAAATATGTTTCTTGATTTCTATAATATAGTAAGCTTACGTGTATTTACACGTTGTTAAAAAGGCGGAAATGAGGAAAATATGCATGTAGTAAAAGAAAACAATAAATCGTATAATGAACAATTCATAATGAAAGCTTCTAAAGAAATTTCTGAACAATTTAACTTTAACATCATTCAACAAAGGGCTTTGGTCGACACTCTATATCGTTGTACAAATAACTTAGAAATTATAAGATTAACTCAAGAAACTGGAGATTTTTTAAGTTATTTAGATATCTATGTAAATGCAATCAAATTAGAAGGGCAATCAGAAGATACAATTAAGAATAAAAAATATATGTTACTTGAATTAAACAGATATTTATCTAAAAAAATAGAAGATATTACACTTTCTGATTTAAAGATGTATATTCTTCATAAGCAAGCTGATTGTGCTGCTAATTCTCTGAATGGGATAATTGTATGTATTAAAACATTTTTCAATTATTTATATGAAGATGATTATATCGACAATAATCCAGCAAGAAAGTTAAAAAAAATCAAAGAAGAAACTCGATTAAGAAAATCTTTAAGTGAAATTACTTTTGAAGAAATAAGATCTTGTTGTAATAATATTCGTGATAAAGCTTTAATAGAGTTTACATATGCATCTGGTTTAAGAGTTTCAGAAATATCAAAATTAAATATTTCTGATTTAGATTTTTCAAGTAATGAATTTTCAGTTATTGGAAAAGGTAAAAAAGAAAGAGTTGTAATTTTTTCAAATATCTCTAAGTTTTATCTTCAAAAATATCTTGATAGTAGAACTGATGATAATCCAGCTCTATTTGTATCATTAAAAAGACCTTATAACCGATTAGGTAAAAGAGGTATAGAAAAAATATTTGAAAGGATTAAAAAAAGATTAGGTTTAGAAGAATTTTATCCTCATTTACTAAGACATACCATGGCCACTCGTCTTGCTGAGACTGCAGATATTACTACTGTTCAAGCCTTGTTAGGTCATAAGAATGTCAACACTACTCTTATTTATGCAGAAAAGAATAATGACAAAGTAGCTTTTCAATATAAAAATTCTAGACTTTAATATTTTTTTTAATTTAAATTTATTTTATTTAAGTATCTTTTAATTATTTTTAATTTTAAGATACTTATTTTTTATTTTTAAAAAATTAAATTAATTTTATTTAATTTATATTTTAGGTAAATAAGATTTTATTTATTTTTTTTAATTTTAATTAAATATTTTTTGTTTAATCTTATTTGAAGTTTATTTTTATTTTATTTAAATATTTTAAAATAATATAAAATATTTAATATTTAATTTAGTTTTTTTTAGTTTAAATTTATCTAAAAAAAATAATTAAAACTTGAATTTATTTTATTTAATTTATATTAAATTAAAATAGCTTAACTTTGTTTAATTAAAATTAAATTAACTTTGTTTAAATTAAATTTGACTAAAATAAATAAAAAAAAGTTAGAAAAAATTAAATTTCCTAACTTTTATTTAATCTTATTTTTTTATATTTTATTTAAATAAACATATTTAATAAAAACATACTTACAGCGCCTATTCCAATATAAGTTAATCTTCCTATTACTTCTAATAGATTTTTTCTCATGACAATACCTCCTTTATTGGGAGTATCGACTTCTCCTGGAATATTTATACATCATTTCTTTTTTTATTGGTCGCTATTGGTCGCTATCGTACTATTCTTTAAACAGCTTCTATATATTTACTTGAAGTATTTATATATCCAAAATCCCCTTCAACCCAAATTGATGCCCAACCATCTTTCACATAACCTAATATAAATTCTTGTCCTTTTTCCATAACAAATTTTTTAGCTGCTAATGTTCCATCTGTATCTGGGCGATTAGATCTTACATTTAAAGTATTTGATATAACTTTATACTTTTTATTGTAATCTCCATTTTTTAGCTGTTTATATTCTATACTTGAATTTGTTTTTTCTGTAAGTTTTCTTTTAAACCAAGTCCAGCTATAACCATATTTAGAGGCTCTTAACCACGAAGGGCAATCTTTTCTAGTCCAATCATAATGTGCTTTAGGTACTAATTTATTATTATATTCTAACAATACTTTATATAAAGCTATAGCGTTTAAATATGCTTGATATTGTTTTGCTTTATCAGTATACATACATATTTCTATACTTATAGATGTATTATTTCCACTTGTGCATCCTTGTGCATATGCCTTCCAATGAAATGGGCAGTTTTGTATTATTTTATTGTAACCAACTGTAACATGCCAACTTGCTAATCTATAATTACTTTTAGAAGTTCCAGCATATTTATCATTATTTGCATTTTCTAAAGCTAAATGCATTCTAGGTGCATCAACATTTATACAATCAGTTTGATGAAATGTTACTGATGTAGCATTTATTTTTGTCCCTGGAATACAACTCCCTTTGCCTAACAGTTCATTACTTACTACAATTGCATTTCCTATTTTAATACCATTTACTAATACATTATTTTTTATTTTACTCATCCTCATTACCTTCTTTCTTTAATTGGATTAGTGCTTTTTTTATAGGATCTGGTACATTTATTCCTATTTCGCAGCAATTTTCTAGTATACTTATTCCTTCATTTGCTATATAAAAATAACAAACTAAGGTTCTAAACATCCATGCTCCTGAATTTAATATTCTATCTAATGCTACTCCTACTATAAGTACTATAAATATAACTGCTTTTCTAGCTATTCCATGTAAACCTACATTAGAAGATACAGTTTTATTTACAAATGCTTTTATTAAACCTGCTATATAATCTAGTACTATAAAAAGTACTAATACACTTAAAGCTATATCCCATGCTCCAAATAGCCATGTAAAAAACGTTCCTATAACAGATGCCACTATACTTATTTTCTCACTATAAATATTCATCCTTCCCTCCTTGTAATTGATATTAAAAAAGGACTGTACCGCTACAGTCCTTTTAAAAATAGATTTAAGATTTAAGATTTATAAATTATATTTTATTTTACATTGTTATCACCTTCTTTAAATTTTCTTTTTTATATACACGTAGATAAAAAATGTTATCTACGGCTATACCTATAAACATAAATATAAAACCTATATTTGTTGGTAATGTTATTTTCCAGCTAAATGCAAATCCTATTATACTTGTAAGGTAACAATAATAATTTGTTTTATTATCAAATTTTTCTCTTTCTTCACCTTTATATCTAAGTGCTTTTAATCTTGTCCCTCCACAAATCACATTTCTTGTAATAAGAGCATTTAATATCGCATCTCCTACATAATACATTCCTGCTGTTGCAATTCCTGTTAAATATGCCCCTGTTAATAATCCATAGACTATTCCCTCTAGCACTAACATTGTACCAAAAGTTTTATATAAGTATTTGCTACGATCTAACCATATTCTAGTAATTAGCATAGCTATTATGCAATTTACTAAACTTGCAAAACTCATAATATTAGAGTTAATATCTTGCATTGTTATAGTATGAACCACTGGATAAGCCATGCTATAAAATAAATTACTTACAGCTCCTGCTATTAATAGTTCATCTACATTTCTATGTTTCATTTTGCATCTCCTTAAATAAAAAAGAGCAGTTAAATATTTAGCTGCTCTATGATCTTGTTTAATTTGTACCAAATATTATCAATATTGAAAATATAATTGTCGTACATATCATCAGAGTTTTATAAAAGTCAAACATATTTACCTCCTATTTTAATTCGTAATATTTTTATTTGATTTCTCGTATCCATTTACCCCTCTATACAAGTATTTACAAGTGTTTAGAGGGGTATACACATCTTTACACACATTATTGCGAACTAAATTTCATATTTTCTTCGTGATTTTTTATTTTTCGTATGTTCCTAATACATTTCTTTCTATTCTGTCTTCAACTCTACGATTAAGATACATTAAAGCTAATTCTATATGTTCTAATGCTTTTTCATTGTATTCACTGGCGAATGGTCCAGCTTGAAAAGCTTTCATTCTATCTCTCACTATCTCTAGTAAATCTGTATCTATTACTCCATGTTGTGAGTTCTTATCTTTTCTTGGTCCACGTTGTAAAAATATATCAGCTACAACACCTATAATATTACTTCCATCACACCAACAAGTTTCACCTTCTTCGCAAATTATATATCTATGATTTGCCCCTCCTGGACCTATTTCATCTACTGCGTAAACATCGTTTAATTTTTCTCTTTTTTGTATTGTATTTAATTTTCTCATTATTTTTTTCTCCTTAAATAAAATAGACACCTATTCAGTGTCTATTAAACCTTTTAATTTACCTTCTTCTTTAAGTTTTTTAAATTGCTCAAACTCTTTTTCTTCTTCTATAAATTCTTGCATTTTGACTTGTAAAAAGGGGGATATACTAATTCCTTTTCTACAAGCATATTTATAAAATTCGTCATATAGTTCTTCTGGCATTGTTACATTTATTCTCTTTAAAGTCATATCCTTACACCCCTTTTTTATATGAGTGTAAGGGATTTATGACTTTATCGCAACACACACAAAGGTGTGTAAGTGTGTGTAAAGGTGTATAAGTGTGTGTAAATGTACACAAAATTTTTAAATTGCGAACCTATGAATTAACTATCCCACTCTCCATATTTAAACTCAGAGATTTTTAATATATTAGTTTCATAAGCTATAACAATGTATGGTGTAGTTTTATTAGGAGCAGAAGTAGGTGTATTAGTTGGTTCATTTCCAATACCTGTGGCATTAGGTAAATAATAAGCGTTTAGTTTTCCTAACGCGTAATTATTATCCCAAGCATTGCAACTGTATTCTGTTCCATCTATTTTTAATTTATATTCACCTGCATTATAATTAACTTCTATTTCATGTACACCATAAAAATCGGCTTTAGGAACACTATAGGTATTATTACCTTTTGAATTATTTGCAACGATAGAAGCACTATAAGAAGATAAACCATGTAATTTATTATCTGAATCAACAATACCTATAGCAAAATCATGAGTTTGTATAGCACATTTTATATATATACCAAAATTAGATTTAGTTGGGTGTAAGGTATTAAATGTTTTCATTAATTGACCTTTAGTTGCTTCACCTGTTGATTTGTAATTGTTATATAAATACATATTACCATAAAAAGGTGAATTTTTAGCAAGATATAATTTATCAGAAGAAGTATCAGACCATTCAAAAGTGTAAACAATTTGTCCTGTAGGAGGAGGAACATCACTTCCTTGTATTTTAGATAGTGCATATTGAAGTGTAGCTATAGTCGTATCTCTTTTATTTAATTCGTTCATAAAATACTTATAAAGATAATTTGCATCAGTACTAAATGCAACTGAATTAAACGTTTTAACAGGTGTAAAATTTAAATTAGTTGATATTCTTGCAAAACGATGAACAGCTTTATCATATGCAGTAGAACTACCTTTAGGCAAATCAAAAAACATTAATAAACCTTCTCTATTATTAGGATTATATGCAAAGCCAGGTGCTCCAAAATCAGCAGATATTAATGTAGCACTATTAGGATAATCTGCTTGTGAATTTATTACAGGTCTATCATATGTCCAATTATCATTAAGAGCGTCTTTTATAGTTGCATAATAATGATTTATTTGACCACAACAACCTTTTTCAGTATATAAAGTTAAATAAGCATAATATCTACTAGCAACAAATAAATGTATTATATCATCTTCAATATAATAACAACAATCTGATGCGTTCATATTTGTTATCGTAGTTGAATCATTAACAGTAGTCCATGTAACACCATTATCTTCTGAAATTGAATAACAAGCAGGTTGTGCAACAGTACTAGAAGAACTATTTTGACCATTACCTGAAACACTCTTTCTTATAATAGCTATTATTTTATTAGTATTAGGAATTAATATAAAACAAGGTTCATCAGGAGGTGCTGAAAAATGATTTACACTTAATGTAACATCATTCCATGTAACACCCTTATCGTCTGAATATGTCATATACATTTTAGTTCCATTACCATTATAACTATCATTACCAGTAATCAATCTACCATTATGAGCTTTATATATTCCCCACCCTTTTGGGCATAAAGGTGTTATACCATTTGAATAAGTATTAGTTTTTCTCCATGTAGCACCATTATCGGTAGAAATTATTCTGTGATATTTAATAGAACCAGTCGAATCATCATAAAAATAATATAAGTAAGTATTATCATCTAATATCGTAAATAATGTTGAAGGGTGAATATCAACGGTTACTAAAGTAGTTCCATCACTTTCATAAACAACCAAATCTTTTGATTCACCTACTTCGTAAGTATCTGCATCAATTTTAAACATTCTAGTTGTACCATTCGGTTTACTATCTAAATGACCAGTAGACATATATTGCATAACTATAAATTTGTTTTCTTTTTGCGAATATTGTATTGAAGTAGGACACCAACCTCTAAAATCATATGTTTCTGTATTAGAATGTATCTCACCTAAATCTTGAGATTGAACACAATAATTCCCATTAATAGTTTCAGAACTAGAACTTTGTGGCAATTCTACAGTTGTTATTTGTTCTCCGTTATTTAATAATTTTAACGTTTGTCCATTCACACTCATAGTTATTTTAGAAAGGTCAACATTAGTAGGTAATTCAACTCCATCTCCTATAAGTGTTCCATTTTGCTTTTTAATATATATTTTTCCATCTGTTCCTTTTGCAAGTGAATAGTTCGCAATATCTTTATATTGCGAACTAAGTTTTTCTATATCTTCACGCGCCTTTGTATCATGTATAGCTCTTTTATTTATACTTTTTATATCTGTTTCTGCCACTATTTATCCCCTCCTATTTCTATATCTCCTGTTTCTTCGTTAAAACTACTATTACTTATACTTAAGTCTCCTGTTTCTTCATCAAACCATATTTTTACTTTATCCTCTTTTTCAACTTCTTTAATAAGATCATCAATAACCTCATACATAAATTTACTTGGTGTTACTATTTGTTCTGTAGTTGTTTCATCTTTTACTTTCAACTGGCAATAATATTTTCCAACTATATCTTTAGCTTCTTTTTTTAAATCACAATAAAATAGACCTGGCTCTTCTTCTTGAGTCAAGTCTATTTTTATTGTATTACCATCAGGCTTAAGTATATATAATTCATTCTTACAGTCAGATAAATCTATTTCTTTATCATCTTTAGTTATTTTCATAAAAAAATCACTTGTTTCTTTATCAGAAATACAAAATTGCATTTCTATAGAATTAAACTTTTTATTTGTAAGATCTAAACAAATAGTCTTATATCCTTTATCTATCTTAGACATATAATCTTCCTTTCTATGCTGTTCTTGCTAATCTATGCTGTTCTTGCTAACTTAGGTTTCCATGTATAACCTGTACTGTCTTTTGTTGCTGAGACATAAATATAAACATAAATACTTTCAATGTCTTTTGATATTGTAAACGTAACACCATCTCCATTATCCCAAGCTAAAGTATCTCCATTTGTATTTTTTACTACTAATCCCCATGTTTCTCCAGATGTAGTATCTGTTCTTTTAGGGCATCCAGTCAGTTTATACGTCCCTTTTTTTAGATATGTTACATAACTTTTACTTGTTAAATAAAATGTTGTTCCATCGCTTGGCTGTCCTGTTGTTTCTATATTTCCGTTACTACTTACTTTAAATTTCATCCCATTTAATGTATTTGTCCCTAATCCTCCTGAATGGTATGTAGTATTAAGTAAATTTATATTGGAATCAACTTCGCTTACATTGTTTCTTGGTGTGTAATCTGGTCTTGCTATAAATACTATATCATTTCGTGTCGTTGACTTAGTTCTTATGCACACATTCTCATGACTTGTTACGTTATAGTATTCATAATAAGTTACTTCCCCAGCACTATTTTTTTGCATAAACCCTTCTTCTGCTACTATACCAACATGACTTATATTTTTAAACCTATTATTTATATGGTAACTTCCATCATCATATTTAGCAGCATGAAAAGTTAAATCGCCTGGTCTTATATCTTTTGGATCTATAACTCTTCCAGCACACCAAAAGAATTCAGCTAAATCAGCAGCATATCTTATTCTTCCAGTAGAAAAGTATTTAACTAATTGTTCTAAAAGGCAACTAAATTCACTTCCTATAGCTTTTATACTCTTAGGGTCTATTGTCTTATTATTTCCTGTAACTCCTTGGAATACCGAGCTATTAAAAGGAATTTTTAATAATGTATGTATTATATAAGTAGAACAATCTAATAAACATTTCCCACTTGCATTTGTTAGATTACCTTCAAATACTGAATTACCTCCACTATATGCAAGTTGTACTTGATTTGCTATCCTTGCATCCCAGTAACTTCGTGCAATTTGTACATATTCATTAGCATATTTACCGGACCATGGAATTTTACCATAATTTATATCTACTACTGCATCTGCAGTTCCTCTAACACCAAGTACATAATTCCCGCTACCTCTACCTCTTGCAATATTATTTGCTACTAAATTTGTATCTCCCTTTATTACCATATCTCCTTGTAAATATTGGTCTCCTTCTATTATCGTGTCTGTATTAGATGGATATATTGTTTCTCCTTGCTTTATGTTTATTTTTCCTGTCGTATTATCATTTATATAAGCTAGTTTACTAATCTCATTTGCAAAAGTAGAAGGTTTCATTTTTTCTGTTTTACCTTTTATTACTCTAATGGAATTTGCTATCTTCGTTAGTTCTGCTACTAAATCCATTAATACTCACCTTCCCATATTGCTTCAACATCTGTATCTGTCCCTGGAGATGAAGATCCACTCGATGTTATAGATAAATCTCCTGTCTCCTCGTCATATTTTACATCTAGTCCACCACTTGGAGTTTCTCCACTTCCACCACTTCCTCCATTAGTAATTTGAAAAACTGTTTTTGTATTGTCAGTATATGTTATTGTATAAGTATCAACTAATCCATTTGTATTAGTCTTTTCAAAAGATACTATACCTCGTCCATCAGTCCCAGGTACTCCGCCTTTTTCTTCTATTTCTTGTATCAGTTTTTCAAATGCTGTTACAATTTCATCTCTTATATCTGAACAAAATTTATCCTTTTTTATTTCTGTTAGATATCCTTTAAGATCCATGTTTTTCTCCTTTCTAATAACCTATTGCACACATTTTCATCGTTATATCTCCTTTTAGTTGTACTTTATTCGCATGTCTAACAGACAATAGGCAACTTTCTTTTGTTTTCGGAGTTGAGTTAACAATAAGACAGTTTCTATCATTATTCGAGATAGCTCCTCCAAATACGGCTGTACATTGATTTGGAAAGGGTGTTTTGAATTGATATTCTTTTTCTATATACCAATTTTCAGTAGTTGTTGGTGGTTTATATGTCACTTCAAATGTTTTTATTATCATTCCACCTACTAACTTTACACTACAATTATCACTATTCAAAACATTATCTTCATCATTTATTGTCACATCATTTATATTTGTTTTACCTCCATTTATGTTTTCGAATTTTGCTCCTTTCCTAACATTTATGTCCATAATACTCCTCCTTCCTAAAATCCATTCTTATGTAAAGCTTTTATTAAAGCAGGGTAATCGACATAACCTCTGTCGGCATCAGCCTTATTTGATATACCAGATATAGTGTCATATCCATATTGCCATATACCATAATCACTCTTAGTCCATGATGGTTTTTTCACGTTATAATGAGCTATCCATATCGGGTAACCTTTTATATCAGAGAAATTTATATAATTATCAAACCAGTCTGGATTACCGTATATACCAGGATAATATCCTGCTTCAGATAACATTGTACAGAATGTTGTCATATAGTTTGTTAAAACTGTTTTTCCTGGGTTTTTACTCTTATAATTTGGATATGTCCCTTGATTTTTCAAAGAGTCATACTCTTGGTCAAAATAAATAGGATAACTAAATGTTCCTCCTGCATATTCATTTAATTTTTTTATTACCCAATTTGCCTCAGCTTTTAATTTTGTTAAGCTGCTTGCATAACTAAAGAAATAAACTCCTATATTTATACCTGCTGCTTTAGCGCCTTTTACATTATTTACGAATTGTTTGTCTAAAACACCTCCACTGCTTTGTCTTGAACCATAACCAATTCTAATTATTGCAAATTTTACACCCGCATTTTTAACCTTAGTCCAGTTTATATCGCCATTATGATGACTTACATCTATACCTAATACAGGATTATTCTTATCTATTACATAATCTTTATTATCATCTTCGCCTGTTTGTGCATCATCTTTGCCAGTAACAGTAGTTATATTAGTATATTCACCATTTACATAGGCTACTTTTCCGTTATAATCTACTTTTATCCAACTTGAATTAGTGTATTCTTCTAGTATCATAAATCTATAACCTTTATAAACATAAGCGATTTGAGTATATGTTGTTCCTGGACCACTTCTAACCTTTAGTCCTGATGATTTTACTGTCGCTATTTTTGATGTTGTTGTTACGATATTTCCTATTACTGCGTTTCCGTATGTCATTCCGAATTTATTTGCCTCTGTTTCATTTTTCATGCATAAATCAAATATATATGTTCCGTCTGATTTTACCATTATTGCATTTCCTCTGTCTGTAACAGTAAATATCTTTCCATCTAACTCTGTTCCAGTATCTTTTACTAATACTTTACTTCCTAATACAACAGAACTTGGTGCAGCACAAGTCAACTCATCTGGATAACCAATTAGTTTATTACCCATACAATCTGTTGGGCCACCTTGTCCTGGTTCATCTGGCCAATATACACTATATATAGCTTTCTTTGTTTCTCCAGTTACAGTTACAACATCACCTTCATCTGGTTTTGGTTTTGGATCTAATTCACCTTCATCAGGATTCGGTGGTGTTACTGGTGTATCATCTTCTTTTTTATCGTCATCCGTACATGGAATCCATAGTTTTACTTTTTCACTTGTAGGTTCTTCTGGTTCTGTACTTATTTCATCATATATCCCATCGTCTAAATCTTTTACTATCTTCTTAACCATTAATTCAATAGCATCTAGTCTTTTAGGTAATGTTTCATATATTGTTCCATCACTACAAGTTCTTGCAGCTATAACCTCTATATCTGTATGTCCATCTTGAAGAATTATTTTTTCAAATGTATTTCCTAGGCAGTCTTGTCTATAAGATAAATCTTCAGTCTTTTCATTCATAGCTTCAATCGAATTAGCTATACTATCTCTAACGTCTATACCTAGTACAGCTTGTCTTATGTCAATTACTATCTCTTTTATCTTTTCATATAATTTACTAGGCATTGCTTCCTCCTTTCAATTCATCTATTTGTTTTTGTAGCTTAGTAAAATTCTCATTTATTTCTTTTAAATTTCTATTATAAGTATTTACCTCTACATAACTACCTTCTTTATTTTGTATTGTCTCTATTTCTTTTACATTTTTATCTATCTTCTTTTCTATTTGTTGCATTTGTTTTTTTACTTCATTTATATTGCTATTCACTGATGCTAAATTAGCTTCCACATTTTTAGTTTTTTCTTTATCTTTATAGTACTCATTTATATTAAATTGCTTATCTCCAAGTGATACACTACTTTGTTGTGGATTATCTATATTTATTGTTTTTTCAATTATCCTAACTTTGGATTCTATCTCTAACAAATCATTTTTTATTTTATAATAATTTCCAACCTTAAATGAGTCTATATCTAATCCTATTAAACTTAAGTCTAATGCACTTATTGTATTGTTTACATTTAATTTAAGTGAGCTTATATATTCTTTTCCTTTACTTAACAGGTTAGATGCCTCTGTAACATCGTCATAAGCTATAACACCTTCTATTATTCCGTACTTTGTTACAGCTTCTTCATAGTCTAGATAATCTTTTCCATTGTTTACGGATTTTATAGTTAAACGTTCTTCTGTATCTTCTTCTTTGCCACTTGAATCTTTTTTCTTTAATTTTGCTCCTAGAACTTTTATTCTAGTATAAAAACCATCTACATCTGGTTTTTCACTTATACTCTTCATGTTATAACCAAGTTTTATTTCAGTGGTTGAATCTTCTCCAATTTCTGTTAAATAATCTAAATATCTCTCATCGCCATTTTCATCATATCTTAATGTAATCTCTCCACCAAAAACATCTATAAGATCTGTTTTTATATTTTCCCATGTACTTTTATAATTAGTATATTTATATATACTGTCATTTTTATCTTTTACAGTTACATTACCAAGTTTAATCTTTTTACTTTCTTCTAATTTAGAATTATGTACATCCAATAATGTTTTTAAGTATTGTTGAATTGTAATATTGTGATATTCTCCATAATCCTGCATAGAATCCACTAAAAATGCTAATTCACTTTCACAAGTAACTTTCTTTCCACATATTCCACTTTCATCCATGTATTTTTCTGGTGGCAATGCTCTTCCTATAAATTCAAATTTATTAGTTTTTACATTTAGCACTTTTATTCTTGTTTTAAATGGATTAATCTTATAAAAGCCTTCGTTCTCCATATAAATAGTAAAGGTGAAACTATCAAAGCTATTTATACCTTGTTTAATAGTTCCACCTATTATTTTATTTTCTTGGTTATCTGTACTTACTGTATTTATTTTAATTTCTTCATTATCATTAATTATTGTAACTAAATACATTATAATACTTCCCTCTTAAAATCAAATTGTATTGTACCTGTACCTATTATCTCTATTTCATTTTCTTGCTCTAAATAAAATCTATTATCTTTATGTGTTCCTTTTTCTATTATATATTCAATACCTTTTTTTCTTAATTTCATATCACTATCACATATAATAGTAGGTATTATATTTCTACTACTTATGCTATATAATTTTATTTTTTTATATCCTTCAATATAAAATTTTGTTTCTTGCAAAACATCTGTTAAAAAGCAAAAATCATCCCAAAGTACTTCTCCTTCTTTTTCATTTCCTATTTTAAAAGGATAACATGTAAACTTAATCGTTAATTCTCCAATTAATCCATCTTCTTTAAAAGAATGTTCACTC